CATAAGGTTATTGTGGCGTTATTCCTAAAGGAACAGCCTGCTCCTCTTGCCTTTCTACTATTGGCGCAACAGAGTCTATTAGAGTGAGAGTTTTTATTATGGCTGCTTTTGATTGTGGATTAGTTTTTCCTAACTCAACCAAAAGCCTAGTTGCTTCAGGATCAGACATTAATCTTCCTAAGTTTTCCATTGTTCCACCTGCTTTTAATTCACCATATCTTGTTGCAAGTCTTACATAAGGATTAAATGTTTTCATCATGGCGATATCTTTTACCAATGCCTGTCCAGCAATTCCCTTCACATCAAAACCAGGCCTATTTATATTGCTTACTCTTGCTGTTCTTTCCAAAATATCAAACATATTTTCAAAACCAACTTTTAAATCTTTTCTGCTAACATTATTTGCATCTGCTACGTTGTCTAAAACTGCTAAAAAGTTTTTTCTTTGTTTTGGTGTATTAAAAATATTTTTTACTAACTCAAAACCTTGTCCCAAGTCCTCTCCTTTCTTTTTAATTTTTGAGGCTTTATTTATAGCATTTCTAAAATAAACATTAGCAATTTGCTTTACAGCCTCTGGGTCAGTTTTTGCTAAAATACCAAGTGTTGCATTAATATCTTTAACAAGCACTGTTTCAGGATTAAAAACAAAGTTTTCTATTTTTTTTAAACTTAAACCTTTTTTGGAAAGTTCTAAAGCATTTCTTTCTACAACATTAACCAGCGTTTGTGTTATTTCAGAATACTTTTCATTTGCTGCTTTATAATTTGGATTAGTATTTAATTGGAAATTAAGATTATCAAGAATACCAGTTTCATCAGAATTAAATAATTTACCTCTTAAATCTTTTGGTATAAATCTTTCTCCTCCAACAACCAAGTTTTTGTTAGCTCCAGATACATCATCTCTAAATTGTTTAAATGTACTATCTAGTTTGTTTATATTAGTAACTGGTATAATTACTTTTTCTTTTTGTCCTTTTGCTTTAGTTTCTTTTTCTATTAACTGTTTTCTGATTTGTAATAGCTTTGCCCTGTTAGGACTATTTGGAGATGTTTGTGTTCTTATAATATTATCAATATTTTCTATTACATCTAATACTTGATTAGGATCTAAGAATTCATTATTAGAAACACCATAACCAGCTTTCTGTGATTTTGATGCTCTAACAGCCTTTGCGCTTTGTATTGTATCTTTTGCTACTTTTTCTATCATATCAAAAACAGCTCTTTGGCTTTCAGGCATATCAGCAATTTCATTTGCTTGTTTATTAATTAAAGTTTTTACCATTTCTGGTCTATTTCTAACAGAGTTGTATATGTATGCAGAACCTTGATCTGTTTTTAAAATATCTTCAATTAATTGAATAGCCATAGGGTCATCTATAGTTTCTCCAGGTAAAAGTTTTATACCAGAAACCCTCGCAGCTTCCTCTAAATCTATTGCATCTTTTAATGTTTTTGGGTCAATGTCTTTCAATGTTCTTTCTGCAATTCTTGCTGCTTGAGTTGGCCCTGCTAAAATACCAGCGGTAATCATGGATGGAATTGTTACAGAAGATGCCACGCCTGGACTGCCAGTAGCTTGCTCTACGCCCTCATACACCGCGCCACCGCCAGCGCCTAATGCAGCGCCTAATTTTTGTGCTGCCTTTGTTTTTCCTAGTAAACCTGGAGTTGCAAATTCTGGTATTGTTTGCGCAAATCCGCCGACAGAAGTTTGTGGCTTATATCTTCCCAATTCTTCTAAACCAGGTATTAAAGCTTCTACACCAGTTCTTATATCTTTTGATGTAGGGAATACTTGAACTGGTCTATCACCGCCTATAAGTGGCTTCGTCATCCACTCGGGCAAAGATGTTTGTCCTAATTTTTCTATGTCTCCAGCCATACCAGTAACGTAAGAAGCTCCTTTGTATATGCCAGATGGTGCTGACTTTAGTATATCTGCCGCGCGCTGTCTTTTAGTTAATGGCGGTAATGCCTGGCTTCTTTCTTCCATGCCAAAACCAGTTTTGCTGTAAAACTCTTCAATGGGCATATCAGGATAGTATTTACCATGTAAAGAATCTAACAATTCCTTATCTGATAGGTCTTTGTATTGTGGATATTTAGACCTAACTTCTTGTATGTTAAGCATTGTAGTTATCTAATTCCTAAAGGATCATTTTGTAAAGATGATGCACTTGGAGTTTGTTGTGCGTAAGGGTTTATATAAGTATTAAACGGCGTGGCTTTTCTCAAAGAATCTAATTGTAAAATTTGCTTGTCAAAATATTCTTTTTGATTTTCCGCGGAGTTATTTCTTAAATATTCTAAAGTTTTTACTCTATTATCTACAGTTTTGCTTACCTCTCCACCAAGTCTATTATAAACACTTTCTATTACTGCAATTTTTCCCCTCTTGCCAACACCGCCAGAAACTATTAATAAAGCATTTTCATAGTCTTTGTCAGAAAGACCTCTTCCTTCTTGTCCTCTTGCCGCTGCAAACAAGTAAGCTAAATCTCTAACCTGTGATTCATTTACACCATATTGATCAGAAACTTTATTTAGTCGTTCCATAAAATCATTACCTTCTACAGTTGTATAAGTATTATTTGCAACTTGATCATTATAGTAAGATTTTGTATCGGAACTTGCTAACTTCAAAAATCCTTTTGTATTTTGTATAACACTTGTTGCAAATTTCGCGCCTGCTCCTACGCCAGTCAACGCGGCCTCATCCATCTTATCAAGCTCATTAGTATAGTTTTGCAAATTATCAAGCAAGGTACTTGTAGCCTGCCACCTATCAGCAAAAGGTTTGTTTTCTGCACTAAACACCTCTGATTGTTTAGATGGCGGAGCTTTTGTATCTGTTGGTATATTAACTATTGTGCTACCTACTGGATATGTACCAGAAGCTTGACCCTGTTTAAATTCGTCATAAGTTCCCAAACCAATACCTATTCTGTCTGGACCTACTATCTGATAAATTTTTGGTGCAGCTGTTTTAAGTAATTTGTTTTCATATATTTTTATATTTCTTACATCTGTATCGGTTCTTTGTTGTTCAGGAATGTTTTTTAGTTTAGTAAGTTCTTTAATATTTCTTTCAAATTCAGTTGTCTCGTCTTTATCCATGTCTTTAGGAGCTGATAATGGAGCAACTATATAACCATCAGCCTCTGCTTGTTTAATACCTTGAAAATCTGATTCTAAAACAGTAGCGATTGGTTGTCTTGTTTTTGGATCAAAAACACTAAGCCTTTTAGAAGAACCAGTTTTACCTCCACCCATTGTTTTCATCATCAATTCTAATCTTTGGTTTGGATTCATCATATCTCCAAGACCAGCTACTTGTGGATCTATAGAGTGTTCTGTCTTAAACTTTTCCCACAGCTTGTTTTGTTCTTCTTGCTTTCTTTTGCCTTCTTGCATTTGTTGCAACTGCATAGTGTTTTGCACAAAGTTCTTGTCGCCCTTTAAAGCTCCGCCCAATGCGTAAAGCATTAAAGAAAGTTTGTCGTTTTTACCACCACCCATAGGATTAGGTGTTTGTGTTGGTTGTGGTTGTGGCGTTATAGACCCAAGATTAGGCTGACCAGTTACCATTCCGTATGGGTTTGTAAAATCAAAAGCCATTATAAAATTCCTATGTTAAAAATCCGCCTGGCAATAAACCAAGACCTGCTATTTGTGCGCCAGTTCCTAATATATTTCCTAAGCCAGTTTTTTGTTGTCCAGTCTGCGTTGTAGTTACAAGAGGTGTACCCATGCCAGCTTGTAATAAACCAATTTGTTGTGGTCCATAACCAAGCGCTCTTTGGAACTCGCCTCTTTGTGCATCGATTGCTCTTTGCTGTAGCGCCTGCTGTTGCGCACCTGCGCCTCCCAGCAATCCTAATTGTTGAACTTGCTGTCCTTGTAATCCACCTAGCAAGCCTGCCCTCTGCGCACGCGCTTGCATCTCTAATGATGGCTGCGCTAACGCTGCTCTTCCAGCTATATCTAGGCCACCCATCTGTCTTTGCTGTTCCATCTGCGCTTGTTGCATCCTTCTTTGCTGTCCAAGCTCTGCACCAAAAATACCAGCCTGTTGACCAAGCTGTGCCTGTTGTACGGCTCTTTGTGCCGCAATATCTTGACCTGCAAGACCTGCTTGCTGACCAAGTTGGGCTTGTTGTATGGCTCTTTGTTGTTGTTGTTCTACACCCGTCAATCCAGCTTGTTGTTGTAATTGCGCTTGTTGTAATGCACGCTGTTGTTCTTGACCAGAACCAAATATTCCTAGTTGCTGTTGTCTTGCTAGATCTGATTGTGCTGCTGCTTGTGCCTGCTCAAAACCAGACTGTCTTAGTCCAGCGGCTGTTTTTGCCATAGCTTCTGCGTAAGGTTTTTGTGATTCAGATTCTAATATTGCAGATCTTGAACCACCAAACGCGCCAGCTCTTATTGCTCTATCCTGCGCACCGCCACGCGCTATGTCAGCTTGCTTTTGTATATCTCCCATTGCAAGGTCTATAACCTGTTGCTGATATGGAGATTGATATGCGCCTATGTCTTGGCTTAATAGTCCTTGAAATTGTGGAGTTGAAACTTGTCCTATTTGTGCTGCCGTTGGACCTGATACAGGACCTATCTGTGCGCCACCAAAAGTAGGGGTAGCTTGTATTTGTGCTGCACCTGGTGCTTGTGTTGCCTCTATAGTTGGAGCTTGAAAACCAGTAACAGGAGCTATACTAGGTTTATATTGGTCTTGCGCCATACCTTGTAAAGCTTTAGTTGGGTCATAACCCATACCAGATTCAAACATACCTCTGGTAGCTTGAAACTGTTGTAATTGATCTGGAGAGAATCCAGCAACCATTGGCCCTGTATAGGGTACAAAGGGTTGTTGTGCTATACCTTTAGCTGCTCCAAAAAGTTCTTTGAACTGCGCCTCTTGGAAAGCTGGTAAACTTGCTTCTGATACTGTTGTGGTTTTGCCTTTACTCATAAGTCTTTTCTAATTAAATATTCTGTTTCAAATCCTAGATGTTTTAGTTTCCTAGTCCATCCTTTTCTGCCACCACCGTAAAGCCTTTGTATGCCAGCTTTCTTAGCGAACTCCTCTATGTGAGGTAGCATTTCTTCTAATTCTTTATAATCGCCACCACAAAACAAAAGGTTCATGGCATTTAGCTGTGGAAACATTACAAACTCTGTTATGTATGCAGACTTTTTGCCTGGCCATAAATGGAATATTCCACCTCTTATTTTATCCTCTATGTCATCAATTGTATAGGAATCTTGATGTTTTACAGCCTTTGCTATATAAGGCTTACACCTTTCCCATTCAACTTCCCAAGGTTCTTGTACAACCTCTGGGTGTAATTCAACTACTGTATTAGTCGCCTTTTCCATACTCAACAATACTTGCATAAACAGTTAAATTACCAGCACGATCTGCTTGTATCTTCACAACATCGCCTTGATGTAAGAACATACTTCTGGTTAAAAGCTCCTCTGTATCATAAGCAGCAATATTATATTCTTTAAATATAGTGTAAGTAGTACCTGCATTATCTACTGTAAAGGTAATCTTAGTTTGCTGATTATCATGGTCACATACCAAGATAGATTCAATTACAGCACAAGTAAAATCATCGCCACTTGGAGCTGTGTAAAATGTTGTTAAGTCTGTAGTTGTAAGTATGCTATGTGCTACTTCTATTCGTTGTATATATTGTCTTTGTGAGGATAGATCCATTATCTTCTACCTCTTTGTCTTAAGTTAAGTCTTATATTACCAACTTGGAAATCTTGTGTTGTGCCACCTGTTACAGTCATCTGTACTTGTCTTGCTGTAAACCTAGCATCGGTATATCCATCATTCTCAAAGGTAAAACTACCAAAGTCTGTTGTTGGCTCCTAACGGGGTAAACTTACCTTTAAAACTTATTGTTACACCTGGTAATGTGTTTGCTTCTTCATCTGGAATGATCTGGTTACATTGCACATAGTTATCGCCATTACCTAGTTCTATTGGACCGCTTGTACAAAATGGTGCATCACTATTTAGGTTTGGCGAGTTAGATAATGTTGTTGATTCGTGTTCGTATATAAAACCAAGTGAGTCACCAGCTATAGGATAATCAAACGCGCCTTGGTCAATCCAACAACCTCTATCCATTGTTCCTACAGACCAGGTGTTTGCTAAATAGTTCCAAATAACATATTTGTTTGGTATATATACACCATCGCCACTTGGGAAACCCCACCATATTTCGTTGAAGTTAGAGTTATGTCCACCCCAGCAT